CATATTTTTCTCTGCTCTAATATTCATATTACCAGTAATAGCATTCATATTAAAATCTTCAGTTATTTCAACATTCGCCTTTTCACTTGTTGTTTTATCTTCAAATCTAACATTTTTACAACGAATATTTTGATATTGTTGTGGTATTAAATTACCATCACTAGGAGAACTATTACTTGAAAAAATAGCAAATTCATTTTCACTTTGATCAAATACAATACACATATTATTTTTATCTCCTCTTTTAAATACAAAACCAATATCAGTATTTAATGTTCCAGATTTTAAATCTGTATTCATAAATGCCATAGGATTTGTAAAACTTGCAAAATCAGCTTGAGCAATAGTTAAATTACCTTCAAGTCTCATTTCACCTGCTTCTGATGTAAGATTCATATTTTTAGCAGTTGTCATATCTATATTTCCACCCCTGGCAGCAATAATCATATTTTTTTGTACAATTACTTCTAATTTTTGCTGTGCATATGCTAATAAACTTTTATCAGAATTCATAACAATAGCACCCAAGTTTGCAGTTATATTAATATCACTAACAGAAGCATTTAAATCTACAACAGCACCTTGACCGTATAATGTTCCTGCTGTTAAACTACTTTGTACGTAAAAATCACCAATAGCATCAGTTGTTTTTATATAACTAGTACCTCCTGAACTATATAATGAAAGATTATCTACATTAAATATTCCTGAATGATTTTGATTATTAAATTGAATAGTTCCTGTACTAATATAACCTTTAATTCTTCCAACTGTAGCTGTTGTAGCAAAAATATCATCTGTTGTAATACTTGTTGTTGATATTTCGTCACTAACTACAACAGTTCCTGAAGAACTACCACTACTTCCACTAGTAGAACTAGCAGTAGAACTAGCACCTAAAGAAACTGATGTAGCAGCAGGTCTTAATTCTCTTTGAATACATCTTCTTATTGAACCACACCCATTCATTTAGTATATAATTATAAAAAATTTCTATAATAAATTTTTTATAACTTAAAATTAAAATTTAAAGTGTTGTATCTACAATTCCTCTTTTTGAACTTTTATTAAATCCTTTAACAAGGTCAATATATTCAACAAATTCAAGAGTAAAACTATGATCAACATCTTTAAAATCAAATAATTTATTATCTCCAGTTTTAAAAGAAAATTCAATATCTATAATAGTATCTTTTAATTCTTCAAAAAGAATCATAGATGATATATAAGTATTATAAAGAGTTGAACCGGTTGCACCAGATAATTGAACTTTACCTAATACATTAGATACATTACCATCTTCTAATCCTGTTCCTAAATCAGAAGTAATTAAAATATATTTTTCACCAGTTAAATTTACTGGTCGTTGAACTTGTTTGGTATATACAAATCCTCCCGCACCTTGTAAAGTTATATCAGGAATGCTTGTAAAACCTGTTCCTCCACTTGAAACATTAAATTTTGATATTTCACCTACAGCAATAGATGCTCTCGCAAGATATCCAGAAGCACTTGCAGCATCGTCAGTATGTGGAGTAATAACTACAGTAGGAACTTGTAAATAATTTTTTCCAGAATTAATAACTTCTATATTTCCAATTTTTTTTTTTGGATTATTATTAGGATCATTTATAAGATTAACACGTAATGTTGCTCCAGTTCCAGTATCTCCTGGTGAAGGAACAATATTTGCAGTAGGTGTTTCTGTAAAATTAATTCCTGGATTTATAACATTAACTGTTTTGACTGGATGTAAATCTACAAAAGCAGTAGCACCTCCTCCACCACCTCCAGAAAATGTAACAATAGGATCTCCACTCATATATGTTCCTGAAAAATCATCACTTAATTTAATACTACTTATACCATTAACATTAGGAATACCAGTTGCACCTGATCCAATACCAGAAAATGAAACTGTTGTAAGAGAAGAATTATAATCAGCACCTACATTACCCATAGAAACACCAATAATAGAAGTAGCACTTAAATTTAAAGTTGCTTGACTATTAGTTCCTCCGCCACTAAGTACAACAGATGGTGTTGTACTAGTAAAGCCACTTAAAGTTCCAGTATATAAACTCCATAATTCATTAGTAAAATTATTAATTATTGCGCTAAGTGCTGGAACAGCAAGAAATTGCGATAATGCTTGTGTTTTTTTATTATCATCAAGAGAATATCCAGATATTTCTACATCTGTAATAACACCTTCTGCTATAGTTAAACTTATTGAACCATCATATCCATTTTCATGAATGATTGAAACTGTATCTGTATTTTTGTATCCGGAACCACTACTAACTATAGTTACCCCTGTAATAGAGCCAAGACCAACACTTGCCAATAATTCAGCTCCACTACCTGTAGATGTATTTATTGTTAAAGTTGGTGTACTATCATAATTTTTACCACCATTAACAACAGTAGCGTTAGTAATTTTTCCAAAAATAAAATTAAGTGTATATCCTGAACCTCCATTTGAAAAAGCATAAGTTGGTTGACTTGTATATCCTGAACCTCCATTAGCAACTACTATACCAGTAAGACCCATAATAGCTGTTCCAGATGCACCATGACCGTTTCCACTTTCATCAATAAAAGTAACTGTAGGTAAGCTTCCACTGTAAGAACCAGTAGTTTTCATTGTAACTCCTTCAATACCCCCAGTTGTATTTAAAGTAGCAATTGCTTCATCAATAGATGAATCAGAACCATTGCTCGCATCAATTGCAATAGTAAATGTATTTCCACTTGCTGTTTCTGTCAAATAATAACCATTATTATCATTTACAAGTGTATCAGCAGGACTACCAAAATGTCCTGCAAGATAAACTGTATCACCAGTTTTAAAATTATGATCTTCAGTAGTTATAATTTTAATAGGATTTACAGGTAAACTATGACTTATATTTTTTGTTGATAAAATTTCTTGATTTAAATGTGTACTAGCATATGTTGTATCACTTGCATTAAATCCAATAGTAGTACCAATACTAGCTTCTTGAGAAAATAATAATTTAAAATTAATTCCAACATTAATTCCAACACTATCTCCACCTAAATCAGATGCTGTTTCTGTTGCTGAAACACTAGGAATACTAATATTATAAACGTGTAAATTACCACTTCCTGTTAAAGGATCATTTGGGACAGTAATAACATGACTTGTATTTACAAATCCTCTATCTATACCTCCTATTTTACTTGAATTACTTATAGTAATTAATGTACCAGTTGTAAAACCATGACTACTATGAAATACTTCTACAGTTTTAGAACCAGAAGTAGTTTGAAATGGATTTGCTAAATTAGTAGTTTTAAAATTTTTAAAAGATACTAAATTTGTAGAATCATTTATTTCTATAGTAAAATTATTATAATCACCAGAAACTCTTTGTATATCATTCATTTTATTTTGAATTGTAGATGCTAAAGAACTTGAAGTATAATTTCCATCAGGTATAGTTGCTATATAAGTTTGTTCTGCCCCATTAGAATATACATTAGAATAATCTTCTGCTTTATCATCTACATATTGATCTTTAATTTGCCAATGAATTTTATTATTTTTTTTATCTCCAGAAGATTTAATTAATGTAGCAGTATTAGTAAATTCTGTGCTTTTAATACTAATACTTTTAACATTAACAAATACTCTTGGCAATTCAAATTTATAATGATTTTGTTTAGGATATAATGTTTTTATTCTGTGTCTACTATCAATATTTACATTAGTAACTCTTTCTTTAAAATAACGCATTTTATCACTATCATCTTTTTGCAAATGAGAAGGATTAGTAAGATCTTGACACATATTTAACATTATACTACTATTATCATTTTCACCACCTTCATCGTAATAACGATTAGTAGACATTAAATCTTGTGAATTATATTTATCTTTTATAACATTTTTTCCATCATAAATATCCTGGCATTCTTTTTGAACTGTCATTAAAGAAGAAGACATTTCTCTTTTTTTTTCAATATCAAGATCTCTTTGTCTTCTTTGAATATATTCTGAAAAATTATTTCTTCTTCTTTGAATTTGTCTTGCTGTATCTGCTTCATCTACATCTGGTTTTTGAAGAAATCTATTAGAATAAAGTAAATCGTCGTCCATTTTAATATAAACTCTTATTTTTTTCTGCTTTAAATAACATTTATTTTAAATAAATTTTTCTAGTAACTAGTTTCTAGTTATACTAGTTACAGATTTTTGAAGTTTTCAAAATATATAATTACAATTTTAATTAACTAGTTTTACTAGAAACTAGTTACTAGAAAAATTTATTTAAAATAAATGTTATTTAAAGCAGAAAAAAAATCTAATATTAATAATAATGATATTAATCGTATTATTAATAGTATTATGTATATATAAATTATATTTTAATAATATAAATAGAAAAACTTTGTGTAATAATCCCAAAATAATTTGTATAGATAATTTTATAACAGATTATGAAATTAATAATTTATTAAAAACTGGAATACCTAGATTAAAAGATAGTGTTATTGTAAATGAAAAAGGTAAACATATTAAAAGTGATAATAGAACAAGTTTATCATGTTTTTTTAATAAAAATGAAAATAACATAATAAAAAATATAGAGAAAAAAGCATCTATTTTAAGTGGATTTCCAATTGAAAATATTGAACCTTTACAATTATTAAAATATAATAAAAATGGAAAATATAAATTTCATTATGATTTTTTTAATCCAGACAAAGAAGGTAAATATATTAATAGTCAAAGAAAAACAACAATATTAGTATATTTAAATGAACCAAAAAATGGTGGAGAAACTTATTTTCCAAAATTAAATTTAAAAATAAAACCAAAAAAATATAGAGCTATTATGTGGAATAATTGTACTAAAGATGGAAAAACAGATAAAAGAACATTACATTCAGGAGAACCACTTAAAGACGGGGTAAAATATGCATTAAATATTTGGATTAGAGATAAAAAATTTTTATAGTAATTTTTTCGACTTAAATTTTACTTATTTTTCTTTCATCCAAACTTTATATTCATTAATAAATTGAATGAGGTCATTTTTCCATAATTGTTTTTCAGTAGTTTTTTCTAATTCATTTAATTTTTCAATTTTTTCATCTCTTTGATTATTTAATTTTTCAATTTTTTCTTCTGTAAATGTATTGATAGGCATATTAATAAGATAATCAAAATTATTATCAACTTTATGATAAGGAGGATTACTAGTAGAAAGCATTTTTTCTATAATTGTTTTCTTTTTTCTAAATACAATTAATTTTTCTTCAATAATTTCATCAATAAATCTTGCTTTAGATGAAAGTTGTGATACTTCATTTTTTAATTGTTCTATAACATATTTTTTTCTCTTAATATAATATTCTAATCTTGTATAATAAAATTCCTTTAAAATTTGATTTGGATTATTAAATTTTCTAATTTTTTTATCTTTGTCATATAACCACATATTATCTGTGCTTAAATTGTTTATTAATTTCATTTTTTTCTCAAAATCATTTATATTTTTAGTGTATTTAGATAAAGTTCCTTTTTTAAACTGTATAATAAAATGAACTTTTGTTTCTGTATATTGTTTTCCAAAATTCCAATCTTTAATAAATCCTTTTTTATTTTTAGATTTTTCTTTTTCTTTACTATCATTTTCAATAATAATTTCATCTAAAAATTCTCTATATTTAGAAGTCCAAGTTCCAATTGGTAATTCTGTAATTGTTAATGTGTCTCCCGATATATTATATAATCCTTTTGTAATATAATTATTTCCTTTTTTAGAAATATTACCATTAAAATTTTTATACCAAGGATGCATTTCTAATTGTTCTTCACCATCCATAAGTCTATGTAAATTTAAAATAATTGTATATGGATTATATTTTGGAATAAATGTAGAATATCCAGTTCCAATTCCTTCAGAACCATTAACAAGAATCATAGGTAAAATAGGAATATACCATGTTGGTTCAATAAGAAATCCATCATCATTTTCTCTATTTAAAAGTGGAGTATCTAATGATGAAAATAGAATTGGCGTTAATTTATTAATTTCAGTAAAAATATATCTTGGACTACTTGCGTCTTTACCTCCTTGAAGTCGTGTTCCAAATTGTCCTTTTGGATTTAAAAGATTAATATTATTACTTCCAACAAAATCTTGTGCCATAGAAATAATAGCTGCTAAAATACTTGCTTCTCCGTGATGATATGAACTTTTTTCCCCAACATAACCTCCAAATTGTTGGACTTTTATTTCAAAATTAGAATTTTTAAATTTTTCTAATGTAGAATATAAAATTTTTCTTTGTGATGGTTTTAATCCATCACATATACAAGGAATACTTCTAATATTATCAGATAAAGAGAATAACTTAAGTTCATTATCTATAAAATTATCAATACTTACATCTGTAATATTTTCTTCTAAAACGCTATCAGTTGGATTTACTTCTAACCATTTTTTTCTAATATTACTGGAATCTTTTTGTTTATCAAAAGCAGTTAAAATTGCAGTTTGACTTTTTGAACCATTCCAAAAATAATTAATTTCATTTTTATCTAAATTTTTAAAATATTCTTTTGCTTCGTTTGAACTACTTGTTCCAAGACCTTTATAATATTTTATTTTAAATTGTTGAATATTAGATGTCTTTTTTTTCCATTTTTCATATTCTGGTAAATTATAAAAAGATAAAATATTCTTACCTTTTGTTGCTTTTACTACTGGAGTTCTCATAGAACATATAAAATTATCAACTTGTAATAAATCAGGCCAAAAGTATGAAATCATATTAATAAATAAACCTTTAATATGAGAACCATCTACATCTGCATCAGTACATATCATAATTCTACTATATCTTAATTGTTTTGTATCTTTATAAATTACACCTTGTCGTAATCCTAATATTTCTTTTATATTTTTAAGTTCTTCATTTTCTAATAATTGTTTAGCAGATGCATCTCTAACATTAAGGGGTTTACCTTTTAATGGAAATACACCAAAACGATCTCTACCAACAATACTTAAACCTGAAACAGCAAAAGTTTTAGCTGAATCTCCTTCTGTTAAAATTAAACAACAACCCTCACTTTTTGATGTTCCAGCAAAATTAGCATCTTCAAGTTTTGGAACACGAATTCTATTTTTCTTTTTACCATCTGTTTTTTTCAATTCATTTTGACCTTTAAAATCACTAAAACTAATTGCTCTTTCAATAATTCCACATTTAGCTACTTTTTGTATAAAATCATCATTTATATCACATTTACTACCAAAATTACTTGTTTTACTACTTAATTCTATTTTTGTTTGACTTGTAAAACTTGGATTAGTAATTATACAATTAATAAATATCCACATTTGGTCTTTAATATGAGAAGTTTTAACTTTTTTCTTTTTCTTGTTTTCAATATAACTTGCTAATTTATTAGATAATTGAGTAGAAATATATTTAACATGTGTTCCTCCTCTTGTAGTTGAAATTCCATTAACAAAACTAATTTGTTCAAATTTATCATCAGGACTTAAACAAACAGCAATTTTCCATCTATCATTAACTTCTACATAAACTCTTGGAGTTTGTTTTTTATCTCCAACATAGTAATCAACATATTTATCAAATTGTTTAATAGCAATTTTTTGATTATTAAGATAAACTGATACACTTGGGTCTGATGTAGCAGATAAATCATATGCTCTTTTTTTCATTAAAGAAATCATATCATTATTAAATTTTTCAATATTAAATCTTTTAAAATCTGGAGTATATGTAATTATAGTATATGGTTTTACTTTTGATTGTGTAATTTTAGGTTTATCTCTATTAGACATATTATTCCTAAAAGTTTGTTTAAATTTTTTTTGATTTATAGAATCAACAGTTTCTACAACGAATTCAGTTGAAAAAATATTTGTAAGTTTTGAACCGTACCCATTACGACCCCCTATAATTTTTTCTTTATTAGAATAATTTTCAGAAGTTAACAAATCTCCAAATATCATTTCAGGTATATATTTATTTTCTTTTTTATGAATTACAATTGGAATACCTTGACCATTATTTTTAATAGATACATTATTTTCAGTAATATTAATATCAATTCTTGTAACTCTTTCTAAATTTTCTATATTAGTTCTTGTTATATGATCAGATGCATTTACAATTATTTCATCATATATTTTTAATAAAGCTGGAATATATGTTAATTTTTTTTTTTCCATTAAAAATGTTTCTTCATTAAAAATAAATTCTTCTTCAGTAATTTCTTCTACACTACCTACATAAGTATCTGGTAATTCCTTAATATGATCTATATGTTCTAACTTAACAAATTGTTCATCAATTGACTTTTTTTTAGGAACCATTTTTTCTAATATACAAAGAATACATTATATTTTTATATTATTTTTTAATCAATTTTTTTTTAAAATTATTTAAAGATATTTTTAATTATTAAAATATAAACGCGGTTTAATAATTAATTTAATATAAAGGAAATAAATAAATGAATAATACTTCATATGCATTTGAATTACAAACAGTTCAAAGTGGTGCTTTTAGAATATTAATAGAAGCATTAAAAGAAATTTTAACTGATGCTAATTTTATATTTGATTCTAGTGGAATTAAAATTATGGCAATGGATAGTAGTCATACAGTATTAGTTCATCTTAAATTATTTAATGACAAATTTGAAACTTATTATTGTGATAATAAAGTAACTGTTGGAATTGCAATGATGAATTTTTATAAATTAATTAAAACTATGAGTAATAATGATCATTTAACATTATTTTTACCTAAAAATGATTTAAATAATTTAGGTATTAGAATAGAAAATAGTGAGAAAAATACTAGAACAACATATTTTATGAAATTAATGGATTTAAATGAAGAAACAATTGAAATACCACCAGCACAGTTTGACAGTATTTTAACAATACCTTCTAATGATTTTCAAAAAATTATTCGTGATATGAGTAATATATCTGAAATAATGGAAATAAAAAATGTTGGAGATGAATTAATTTTTAGTTGTTCTGGAGATTTTGCATCTCAAGAAACAAGAATGGGACCATCTCAAGGAATGACTTTTGACGAAGAACCAAAAGAAGATGAAATAATACAAGGTATATATGCTTTAAAACATCTTGTTTTATTTACAAAATGTACTAATTTATGTTCAAGTATTCAATTATTTTTAAAAAATGATTATCCTTTAATTATAAAATATCCAGTTGCTAATTTAGGTGAAATAAAATTATGTTTAGCACCAAAAGTAGATGAAAATTAAAATGTTCTTTCACAATGAGGTCTATATATAGAATCTTCAACAAACATAGTTCTCATATTATTTAATATTTTTTTATTATTATAAGTAGAATCTGTATTCCAAATTTTTAAAATACAGAATTTAACTTTAGGTGTTATAGATATGCCATTTATAGTTTCCATATCGTCTATTTTTTTTGTTAAAGTTTGTCCTATTAATAACATTGATAATTCAAGCCATGCATCATTAGAATCTTCTTTTGGTATTCTAAAACTCCAAGCACCTCCATTTTTATTTTCTTCTAATTCCCATTGTGGTGGAATATCATTTTTAAATAAAAAATAAATATGATTAGTTTTATCTTCTAATTCATTTTCTACACCCCAATATTCTTGAACGGTATTTATTTCTGCAAGTTTATTATAACTTTCAGAACTCCAATCATTATCACCTATATCATGATAATAATAAATCCATTTAGATGATAATGGTATAGGTGGTATAGGTTTATTATTGTTTATTTTATCTAAAATATATGTTTTATATGTATCGGGATCCATACTGAATTAAAATATATATTATTATTACTTTATATAATAATTAAAAATATAAAGAAATAAATAGTTATTTAATTATAAAATGTATCCATTAATAATATTAATACTATGGTATTTATATCCAAATGGTATGAAAAATACTGTAGAAGTATTTAAAAATAAAACAAAAGAGTATTCAACAAATATTTTTTTAAATGCAATGTATTATTATACATATGTACAAGATTATATGAATAAGAATGATGATAAAAATATGGAAATTAAAATATATAAAATTATATATTTAAATGGTGAATATGAAGAAGATGTAACGAATACAGTTCCATTACAAAATAAAGAAGGTGGATATTATGAAATAATTTATTTTAATAAAGGTAAAAAATATAGAATTGTTATTAAAAATATTAATAATTGGGATAAAAATATTATATTTAAAAAAATAGAAAATAAACAAGGTTTTTTAAGTGCTGAAATAAAAGGTGAAAATTTTGTAGATGATGTAACTGAATTAGTTAATGAATATTTAGGACCAAATTTAGATTTTCATAATAATAACTTATTACCAAAAGATATGCGTTTAAATAAAAAATGGGAAGAATTAATGATTATGGATAACGAAGCAAATGAATATACTATATTACCTGATGATAAAACTTTTGGTGGATTTATTTCTGTCAATAAAGAAGATTAAATATACATCATTGTTAATTTTTCATTTAATTCTTTTTCATCTATTAATTTATTTATAACATCATTTGTTATTGTAAATGGAAGTTTAAAATTATTTATTTTATATGGTAAAGAAATATTTTCATTTGTAAGTCGTATTACATTTAATTTCATAATAATTGTTTCAAATGCTTTTTTTAATCCTCTAACACCTCCTTCTTGAGGGCATTTATTAATAATGTATTTTATTATTTCATTATTAAATATTATATCTTCTTTTTTAAAACCTATATTATTAAGTGTTTTTGGTATAATATATTTTTCTGAAATTTCAATTTTTTCATTTATTTTAAATTCATTTATTTTTACTATTGTCATTCTATCTTTCAAAATAGGATCTACATTATTTTCATCATTAAAACTAAATATAAAAAGGGCTTTACTTAAATCAAAATCAACACCTGAATAATATTTGTCATGAAATTCATTATTTTGTGAAGTATCAGTAAGATGTGTTAATATACCAACTATTTCTTTTCCATGATGTGTTTGACTTATTTTATCTACTTCATCAAAATAAATAACTGGATTCATACATTTTGTTTCTTTTAAAATAGAAATAATTCTTCCACACATACTACCTTCCCATGTATAACTATGACCTTCAAGATAACTACCATCAGTAGCACCTCCTAATGTAATAAAACTAAAAGGTCTATTAAGAGCTTTTGCAACACCATCTTTAATTAAACTTGTTTTTCCTGTTCCTGGTGCACCTTGTAATGCTAATACTTTGTTTGTTGAACTTGGATTTGTAATCCATTGACTAACTATTTGTATAATATCATTTTTAGCGCTTTCATGACCATAAACAGCAGAATTTAAATTATTTTGAATAGTTTTTAAAAAATTACATATTTTTTCGGTTGAATCTTCTTTAGTAATTGGAAGTTGATGATAAATTCCAAATGGAACTTTAATTAATCCATCATACCAATTTTTAATTTTATAATATTCACTTGATGATGAATCCATATGTTCTAAAATATTTAATTTTGATAATGCACTTATTTTAGTTGGAATTGACATAGAACTTAATTTTATTTTAATTCTGGGTGGAATTTCATCTTCATTATTATAGTCTTTAATTTGTTGATCAATTACTTTTAATTTATTTTGTTCATCAACAGACATTTTTTCTATATATTCTTTTTCTTCTTCATTTTCATTTGGATCATAATCACTATCATATTCATCATCTATATCTTCTAAAATAATTTTATCAATTGCAGCTTTTGCTATAGTTTTAATAGCGTTATGTATATCAGTTTCATCTGTTTCAAAATTATCATTTTCTATAGTTTCAATATTTATTTCAAATTTTTCATCATCGCTATTTTCATTACTATTTTCATTACTATATGATATTAAATCTTTAATATTGCCGTGGTCATCAATATCTTCTTCATCATCACTTGAAGAAATAATTACTTTATTTTTAAAATTTGGAGATATTATTTGTGTATTTTTTTTATTAAATTTTCTTTTTTTATTATTTATGTTTAATTCTTTATTATTATCATCATTATCATCATCTCTTTTTAATTTTTTTGACATAGCACGTGTTCGCATAATGTAATTATATTTAAATATGATATATTTTTAAATAATTTTTAATTTGTTTTGAAAAATTGATATAAATTTAATATAAAAATAAAAATACTAGTATATATTAAGTAAAAAAAAATGAGTTTAAATAAAGATATTTCATGGAATGCTGCTACAAAAACTGTTAAATCAGTTCAGTTTAGTATATTAGGAACAGATGAATTAAGAAGAATGAGTGTAGTTGAAGTAGTTCATGCAGATACAACAGAAAGTAATAATGAACCTAGAATAGCTGGATTAAATGATCCTAGAATGGGTGTATTAGATTTTGGAAAAGTATGTCCTACAGACGGACAAGATTATAATTTATGCCCTGGTTATTTTGGACACATAGAATTACCAAGACCAGTATTTCATATACAATTTTTACCATTAATAATGAAAATATTAAAGTGTGTATGTTGGAGATGTTCACGAATATTAATAGATAAATCTACAAAAGAATTTGCAGGAATAACAATTTTAAAAAATAAAAAAGTTCAATTTACTAATATTACAAAAACTCTTTGTAATAGTAAAATTTGTTTTAGTGATGAAGATAATAATGGTTGTGGAGCAATTCAACCAATAAAATATGTAAAAGATGGAATATCAAAAATAAATGCTGAATTTAAAGTTGGAAAAGAAAAAGAAGATGTGAAAAAATTAGTATTTACAGCAGAAATGATTTTAAATATATTAAAAAATATAAGTGATGAAGATATTGAATTACTTGGATATAATTCAAAATGGTCACGACCTGAATCTATGATATGTGAAGTATTGCCAGTTCCACCACTTAATGTAAGACCATATGTAACAAGAGATGGAAATCAAAGAGCAGAAGATGATTTAACACATAAATTAAGTGAAATTGTTAAAACAGCACAACAATTGGAACAAAGAATTGAAACTAATGCAGAAATAAGGCATATTGAAGAATTAGTTGAATTATTACAATATCATGTTGCTACTTTTGTAGATAATGAACAACCAAATCTTCTTGTTGCAACACAAAGAAGTGGTAGACCTATTAAAAGTTTACGACAAAGATTAAAAGGTAAACATGCTCGTATTCGTGGTAATTTAATGGGTAAAAGAGTAAATTTTTCTGCTCGTAGTGTAATTACAGGAGATCCTTGTATAGAAATAGATGAATTAGGTGTTCCACTTGCAATAGTAATGAATTTAACATTTCCTGAAGCGGTTACTGATTATAATAAAAATCGTATGTATGCTCTTATTAAAAATGGACCTGATAAATATCCTGGAGCAAAATTAATTACAAGAAATCAACAAACTTGTAAAGGTAATTATGAACAATGTCACACTTATTTGGAACATCATCCAAATCCAGAAAATATTGAATTACAAAATGGAGATATTGTTCATAGACATTTACAAGATGGAGATTTTGTTTTATTTAATAGACAACCATCTCTTCATAGAGTAAGTATGATGGGACATAGAGTAAGAGTTATGAAAAAAGGTTCAAGTTTTAGATTAAATCCAAATGTTACTCAACCATATAATGCAGATTTTGATGGTGATGAGATGAATATGCATGTTCCACAAAGTTATCAAGTATATACAGAATTATCAGAATTAGCACTTGTCCCTCATCATGTTATAGAACCAAGAAGAAACGGTCCTGTGATGGGTGCAATTATGGACACTATTGTAGGAAGTTATAAAATGACAAATAAAAATACAAAAATAAATAGACGGAATACTATGCAATTATTAAATTGGGTAGAAGATTTTGACGGTAATATGGTAAGAATTAAGCATATAAATAATATTTATACTGGAAAGGATGTATATAGTGAAATCATACCCCCTTTATCATTAGAAAAAGATACAAATACTGGACCTAAAGATGATGGTGATCCAGATTATTATGAAAAAAAAATAAAAGTAGAAAATGGTAAAATTATACATGGAGTAATAGATAAAGCAACAATTGGAGCAAAAACAGGAGGTTTATTACATCATTCATGGATAGATTATGGACCTGAAAGAACAAAACTTTTTATGGATAATTTTAATTTTATAGCAAATTACTGGCTTACAATAGATGGTTTTAGTATAGGTCTAGAAGATGCTGTTGCACCTGCAGATATGAGACAAGAAATTGCAAAACAAATTAAAGAAGCAGAAACAAATGTAGCAAATATAATAGAACAAATACATAAGGGAGAACTTGAAAAAACAAGTAGTTTTAATGCTAAAAATGATTTTGAAGGTCAAGTTATTACAGAATTAAATAGAGTAAGGAATGATGTAGGTGATTATGCTGTAAATAAATTAGGAGATAAAAATAGATTAAATGTAATGATTCGTTCTGGAAGTAAAGGTGGTCAAAATAATCTCGCACAAATGGCTGCTTGTGTTGGTCAACAGCAAATTGAAGGTAAAAGAGTAGAAGATTTACTTGAAGATCGTACACTTCCTCATTTTCATAAATTTAGAAATGACCCTCTTGCAAGAGGTTTTGTAAAAGATAGTTATGCTTCTGGTTTAAGCCCTCCTGCTTTTTGGTTTCATGCTATGGCAGGTCGTATTGGTATGATTGATACAGCTATTTCTACAGCAGAAGTAGGTTATATCACAAGAAGATTTATTAAGGCAACAGAAGATTTAGAAGTAAAATATGATAATACTGTTCGTAATTCAAACGACCAAGTTATTCAATTTATTTATGGAGATGATGGTTTTGATGGAATTAGAATCGAACATCAAAAATATATACCATATAAATTATCAAAACAAGATTTTATTAGAAAATATAAATATACTAATGAAGAATTAGAAAAATTTAGTCATATTGATAATATAGAAGATATAACTGATAAAGAATTTGAATTATTACAAATTGACAGAGATTTAGTTAGATATGAAATATTTACTGATCCAAATGAAGCAACTTTTATGGCTCCTGCACCTTTTTTTAGAATTATAACAAATGCTAAGAATAAATTTGATAATAATAATAATAATGAATCTGATATTACACCTGATTATGTTATTGATAAAGTAAATAAATTAACAGAAGAAATTTTAGAACTTAATGGAAAAGATGTATTAAAGATTGAAATACAAGAATATTCTACAATAATTTTTAGAATTTTATTGAAATCTTATTTATCATCAAAAGAAATAATTTTAAATCATAAATTAAAGAAAATAACTTTTGATTGGATAATAGCTGAAGTTAAAAGACATACTTTAATGGGGTTTGTTCAACCAGGAGAAATGGTTGGTAGTATAGCAAGTCAATCTATTGGTGAACCAGCTTTACAGATGACTTTAAATACATTCCATCATACGGGTATCGCAAGTAAAACACAAACAACAAGCGGACCTCCCCGTCTTAAAGAAATTATGGGTGCGAAATCATTAAAAACACCAGCACATACAATTTATTTAAAACCAGATGTAGCACAAGATAGAGAAAAAGCAGAATTAGTAATGAGTGAATTACAATATACATTATTAAAAGATATAATTGATAAAACACAAATTTTATATGACCCGCATGATTTTAATACATGTGTGAATGAAGATCAAGATTTTTTAGATACATATTATGAATATGAAGAATTATTAAGAGGAGAGGATGAAAATAATGAATGTAGCAAGGAAAATCCTTGGATATTACGATTTATGTTTAATCGTGAAAAAATGTTAGAAAAGAAAATAAATATGATTGATATATATAATAAAATTAATACAAAAATGGACAAAACTTTAACTTGTATATATAGTGATGATAATAGTAGTAATTTAATAATGAGAATAAGATTAAATGTTACAAATGAAGAAGATGTAGAATATAATGATGATGTAGGATTATTATCTATTTTAGAAAAACAATTAATGAATACTCTTATTAGGGGAATACAAAATATAGAAAAAGTAAATATGTTTCCACATAAACAATATGTGTATAATCCAGATAGTGAAGATGAACCAATAGGTCATACTGAAATTTGGGCTTTAGATACAACTGGAACAAATTTAAAAGAAATTCTCGCAAATGAAAATATAGATAGTAATAAAACATCAAGTAATGATATTCGTGAGATATTTGAAGTTTTAGGAGTTGAAGCAGCAAGAGAATCTATAGTGAGAGAATTTACAGAAGTAATTAGTAAAACAGCATTTGTTAATTACAGACATATTGGATTATTAGCAGATACAATGACAAATAAAGGATTTATAATGAGTATTGATAGATATGGTATTAATAAAAGTGAGAAAGGTCCACTTACTCGTTCAAGCTTTGAAGAAACAGTAGATCAATTAATGAAAGCTGCTGCTTTTGCAGAAAATGATAATCTAAAAGGTGTAACAGCAAGTGTAATGATGGGTCAAATGATTTCTGCTGGAACTGGTGAATGTAATATTGTTTTAGATGCAGAACAATTAGAAAATATAGAAGAAGAAAAAGAAGAAGAAGAAGGTAACATTAATGAAATACTTAGTGAAATTAATAATTTAGTAGATATTGGAGAAAAATGTGAACCAGAAATATTTGAATCTAACTTCAATATCCAAGAAAATAAAATAGAATTACGACCAGTTAATAATGATCAAGACATTTTAGAAGATTTTTTAAATTAGTTGAATTTATTTTAATTTTAAATAATAAAAACTTTTTAAATTCTTCAAATGTTAAATTATCAATATGTTTATATTTTAATTTTTTTAAGTCGAAAATAGTATTAATATTATGTTCTGCTAATTTTAAATCAGTAAATAAACCAATTCCATCTAAATTAATTAATGATAAATTTGTATCATTATTATAATCAGATGAAAATTTTGAAAATCTATTAATTAGAAAATCATCATTTAAAACAGAATTTTTAAAATAAAATAATTCTTCAATTTTGGGATATATTTTACTTAATGCATATACATCTCCAATTGCACTATGTTGTAAATGAATATTAGAATTAAAAAAATGTTGATATAAATCATTTAATTTATGTTTTCCGTATGGTAATTTTTTTACTGTAAATTGTGCTATAGGTAAACTATCAAAAAATTTCCAATTAGATGGTATTGTAATACCAGAATTTTTAAATTCTTTTTCAAGTACTAATTGATCATAACGAAAGTTATTATGTGCAATTAATACTGGATTTTCAAAACTATTTATAAAATTTACAAATAATTCTAAAACATATTTTATTTCAAAACATCCTATATTTTCTAATTTTTTATTAGTAATTCCATGAATATTACTATTTTTAATTTCTTCATTTGGATTTATATAATAATGAAATAATAAACTATTTTCATTATATGCACAAATTTCTAAAATTTTAACATTTTCAATTTCTAATGTAGTAGTTTCTAAATCATAATATATTTTATTCATTTTAAATAATAAATATTTTTTATTTTTTATATATTTTTATATATTTTTATATTATTTTTTATATTTAATAACGCAATCTTTTGTTATTTCAATTTGATTTCCTAATGAATATTCATTTATCATAGTAAGTCTATAATTTTCTTGTGAAAAATCAGAAGGCCACATTTTAGACCAATCTGTAGTAGGAGGTAAAATACCTAATTTTGTATAAATATATCCTACTAAAGCACTACACCAAAAACGGTCTGTTTTTTGAGGTTCACTATCTTTACGATGCCAAGCATCATACCAATCAATAAAATTTAAGTCATATGGTTTATTATATACTACTTCATGAATTTGTTTTAATTTATTTTCATCTAATTTTTCTTTTTTATTTAATTTTCTCCAATATAATTTTGATTCTGGTAAATCTTTTATATATAAATCTTCAAAAGGAACTATTTGAACACCTAATTTATATTTTCCATCTTCCGCATCGGGCATTTCTTCAAGACCACTTTCCCAAAAAAATAAACCAACTAATGGTATTCTTGTAAATTTAGGATCTCTAAGAACCATACCTATATGTGAATAGTCTGTTTTTGTAAAAAATTCAACAGTTTTATCAAGTGCAGATTTATAACCATGAAAAAGTATTATATCTCCAGTTTCTAATAAATCAATATTAGATTTAGACATCAATATAGTTTATAATAATATTTTATTTCTTAAAAAATATAATATTTCCCATAAAACTTTACAATCTATTTCATTATATTTTATAATAGAGTTCATTTTTTCAATATTATTAATTGAATTCCAAGCGGTGACCATAGCGCCCATACCATCAATTTCTGAATCTTCCCATTTTGTATTTATAGAACCATTTTTATATAAAGCATTAGCTATATTTTTTAATCCAAATTTAAGACTACCATTAATACCAATAGGTTCTTTTTTAAATACTTGTAATAAATCTGCCCAATTAATATCTTGTAAATTATAAATATTTTTAACTTTATTATATAAAGAAACTTCAGCTTGACTCCAATGCCAAACTTTTATTTTTTTATTATATTTTTTTTTTAATAAATCAATATCTAATAACCATCTTTGTAAAATTTTTCTTTCTTCACGTTTATTTAATTTTTTTACAAGATAATTTTTAAAAATCCATTCATTATTTTCTATATATCCCATACCTATCATAAAAATCATAGAGCAACCATTTTGTTTTGGTAAACAACTAAAATCATCATTAAGATCATTAACATTTTCAAAATCAACATATAATTCAAGATATTCATTTTTATTTTTCCATTTATTAATATTATTTATAATCTTTTTTGGAACTAAAATACAATTTTCTGAATTTGCAGATAATATTGTGTCTACAATTTTTTTACGTTTAGTACTTTTAATTTCAAGAATATTAGAATCGCATTCTTGCCATTTTCTTTTATTTTTGTTAATAGCTATATTTCGTTCTTTTGTTCCACAAGACCATAATCTTGTAATTTCTCCTGTTTTTTTTGCAATTTCTTTTTTAATACAATGCCAAGGATAATCATAACGGTTACTCATATTACACTGTAATAAATGTTTACATTGTTCCCAATTTTCCCATTTATTTTTATTATTTGTTAAATCTCTAATCCAATTTATTGCTTTTTCATTTAATTCTATATATTTATAATCACAACCATTATTTCCATATTTATCTTTAAATTCAATAACACCAAGTTTATCAAAACATCCTCTTCCATTTTTATTATTTGAAGTCCAATTTCTTCCAAGTAAAAATCCATATTTTGGATAATATCCTTGTATGATATTAAGTGCTTCTGTATAGATTCCTACTTGTGATTTATATGCCGAAACAGTTTGACAATCTTTAAGATTATTTTTATTATTTTTAATATATAATTTTGAATATTTAATTTCAACTATAACATAATGATATTTATTATTACCAAAATTCTTAGCAGATTCAAACATTTCTTCTTTTTCTAATACAGGATCTTTTATAATTTTATTAATCCAATCACTTCTAACAATTAAATCAGGAATACCATATGTTTTATTAATAATATTATGTAAAATACCATGATATATAATTGGAATACCATCTTTCATTGCTTGGATTGTATCTTCATATTTTTTAGTACTATGTACTTCATATTGTGTTCCTATTTTAATAAAATTTCTATTAAATCTTGATTTTAATAATGCTATAACATTTTTTTCAAATTCTACCCCTTTATTTTGTATAAAATTATAAAAATTCAAATCATTTTTTTTTGGAAAGAATAAATTTTTTTCACCATATAAATTTAACCAATCTAAAATTTTATCATTTAATATAAAATTCCTTGTAGTTGTAGCACCAACCCATTCATTCCATTGATAAGTATAACCTAATTGTTTTGTTTGACGAGTATTTGGTTTTTCATTAAAATATTCAAGAAGTTTATCTTTTCCAAACTTTCTGAAATATAAAACATCATTCCAAAATTCTTGTAATTTAATTATATTATTATTAAACCATTTTTTATCTCTAACAATTTCATGTTTTTTCCATGCTTCTAATTTCCAATAATTTACATTTCCATTTTCATCTGTTATAAAATTTTTAAATAAAGTATTATTATCATCTATATATTCAAGAACATCATTATATTCTGTAAATTTACATTCAAATAAATTACATAAATCAATATTACATACTTCCATTTGAATTTGACATTGTATCCAATAATAATGATTTTCAGGAATTATATCTTGTATTTTTCTATTATAAATACATTTAATTTCTAATAATGTATCATCTTTAGTTATTCCATCTGGACTTGCTCCTAACCATTTATATTCTGGATGAATAAGTAAACCTAACGAATAAACTTTAGTAGTAAATAATTTTTCATATATATTACACGCAACAGGTTCATACTTAATTCCCCATTTAATAGCATTATTTGTTATTTCTAATTTATTAAAAGTTTCAGTTTCATTTGGTATAATACATTTTTTTATAAGTAAATCTATTTTTTTTTGATAAGGATTACATTCAAGAGCACTTCCACAATCACTTGCTGTTAACATATTTTGTCTAATTTTATACCATTCATCGCTTCTTTGATTAATTTGATAAGTTTCTAAAAGACTTTTCAAATTAGCCATGTTATGTAAATAATATTAATTTTTTAATTTTTATATATTTTATTATTTTTTTAATAAAAAACTTGAATTTTTAAAATTTGTTAAATATTTTTTCATATTATCATCAATAGTTTGATAATTCATTGCAATAAATTGACAACCTTTTTCAAATGCTACTTCAAAATCATAATTTAAGGAAAAATGACCTTCTATAGTTCCTGCTGGATATACTCTAGTCATACCAGTTTCATTAAATTTTATTATTTCATCTTCTTTTAAATCTTGGTCTGTATTAGGTATATTTTTCATTTTTTTATCATACCAAGTTGAATAAAGAATTTTATTTAAATATCCATTTGAACCACCACCAGATAAAACTATAACTTTATTCAAAGTATCTTTAAGTTTAATATCTCCAAGAGATACTTTTTTATTTTGTTTATATAGTTGGTCTTTAAATGTATTTTTAAGCATTTTAGCAATTTCATTATTAACTTTAATCATTTTATTAGTGTTTAATTCTAAAATAATAAATATAGGATCTGTTGTTTTTTGGAATGCATATTTTTTTATTATATCTAAACAGTGTTGAAAAGGAATACTTGTTGTAGTTAATATATCAGCACGTTCTGCTCCTCTTTCAACACCATGTGCTACAATTGGTTTTAAAGTTGTTTTATCTGCAAAAACATCAAGTTCAATTGCTCTAGCACCTAATAATAATGCTCTTTTAATTGCTAAAACATCAGCTATATCTGCATTTTGAGTGCAAGGTATATATGTATTATGACTTGTAGCTATATGAAATTCTTTTAATGTTTTATTTTTAAATTTATTATTTTCAAATAATATTGGTTTTGGATTTATATTCCAAATTATATTATCTTGTTTTTTCATACAAATTTTACTTTTACTATCACGACCTTTATTTGTAAAATTTTGATAAAATGTTTTATAAATAAAATACAGTATAACTATGATTATAATAGCTAAGACACTATATTTTTGTTTTAAAATATTTGATATAAAATCAACTAAAGTGTTTAATATAAATTGTACTGAATTTAACATATTATTATATATAAATATTTTTTTTTATTAATATATAATAAATGGAGGCCGCTATAATAACAGGTATATGTACATTATTTGGAACAAGTATTGCTGCTTGGTTAAAAGAAAGATGGACGAAAAAAAGAGAACAAAAAAAATTAGATTTTCCAAAAAATTGTTTCATTACAAAAAAAACTATAAAAAATCATAGTATTTTTGAAATGTTAAATTATTGGATAAATGTAAGAATACCTAAAGCAAAATTTGGAAAAAATAAATATCATAATAATTGGGCAAAAATATTATTAAAATCTAAATATAATTCAGCTTTAGTAAATATAAAAAAAACAATTAATCATAAAAGTATTGATACATTTAATGATGATATATTATGGACTCATTTTTTATCTATGATAAATGATATAATACAAGAATATGAAGAAGAATCATTAAAAAAGGGTGTTCCTGAATTATTTATAGATAAATTTATGATATGGCATTCTAAAACAAGAGATATTATAGTAAAAAATACAGAATTAATTTGTAAAAGTAAATATTATCATAATAATTTTGAAAAAATATATGCTATTTTAAATTTATTACTAACAAGTTACGATGTAACATTAATGGATTCAGAACAAACAATAGCTCATTTAAATGGAGATTTAGATGAATATATACAAAAAATAGATAAATTTTATAGTAGTAGTGATGATTCAAGTAAAGAAAATAGTTATAATGAAAATATTAAAGAAATTTAATTTTTTTCCAATAAATTTATAAAATTTTTTGCTCTATTTTCCCATGTAAATTCATTTTGATATAATTGCATTTGTTTTTTTAAATGTGTTTTTACAATATCTGGACGATTTTTCCAATTATTTAAAAATTTAGTTACTCTATCAACATACATTAATAGATTATTATTAGGTTCTATTAATGTTCCCATTCCATTTGTTGTTTCAGGTAAAGCACCTAATTTTGGTGCAACTATGTAATTACCTGTTGACATAGCCTCTATTACAGCAATACAAGATGTTTCTGGAAATGTATTTGGATAAAAATATAATAAACTCTTTCTTAATTCCTTACTAAGTTCTGTTTGAGAAATACTTCCAATATATTCAATTCCATCTGTATTTTTACATTTTTCATATAAAGGTTGAAATTTTTTATCTTCTGTATTATCTTGTTGATAAACTTTTAAACTACTAAAAACTTTTAATTTTATTTCTGGATGTTCTTTTTTTATTGTTGGAAATAATTCAACTAAAAGGTCTAATCCTCTCCAAGGAGTGCTTGTATATATCATTGTAAATTCTTTGTTTTCAAGTATGTTATCAAAATCATTTTCTTGAATATGGCAAGGTGGCGACATTGCATTTCTTGAAATTATTACTTTTTCTGGATCTACTCCATGATTTTCTACATACATTATTTTTTGATATTCACTTACAAACATATAAAAATCTACATATGGTATTCCTATTTTACATGCGGATACTGCTTGTTGATTCCAATCATGTTGTAAAAATTCTACAATTTTAGTCTTTTTTCCTAATAAAGGTTTTAATTGTTGTGAATAAGGTCCAGATGTATTTACAATAAAAATATAATCTGGTTTTAAATATTCAAAAAGATATTTTAATATTTCTCCACTTTGTGTAATTGGAAAATGTTTTACTCCAGAAATTGTAAATATTTCATTACAATAATTTATTAAACTAACATTATGACCTAATTTTGCTAAATTTTTACATAAATAACAAACAGCAGATTCTGTTCCACCTAATGGTCGTGATAATGGAGTATCAACATTAAATATTAATGGGGATGGATCAATCCAAATTAAATTTTTAGACATATTTAATTTAAATTAATATATTTTTAAATATATTTAACTTTATCAATATTAGATTTACAATTTACATTATCTTTAAAATATTGTGTTTTTATTTCATCTATTTGTTCGCTGGTTATAAGTAGATTATCTTTTTTATTTGAAGTAATAGAACCAACTTTTATATAACGAGACATTCTATTATTTAAAAAATCATCTCTAAAAATTTTATTACGTACAAGTAAATCTGCTAAAACAGATAAATATTTTTCTTGATTTTGAATTTCAGTAGAAATGTTTTCTCTGTTAATAAATTGTTGTTCTGAACCAACAATAATAGATGATTTTTTCTTTTCAATAAATTTTAATTTACATCGTTCTTTTTTATTATATTTATTATAAAATTCTTCATATGACATATTATTAATTTCTTCTATTTCTATTTCTAGTTTATTTATTTTAGAATTACCCCCTTTTTTATTATAGGTATTTTTTACTTTTTTATAACGTTTTTTTAATTCTTTATCTTCCATATCATTATAGTGTAATCTAAGCTTATTTACATCTATTAGTTTTTTATGATATTTTTTTATGAATGCAACTATAATTGTATTTATCATTTCTTTTTTGCTTACTTCCTTTTCTTCTTCTTCCTCTGCTTTTCTTGCTGCTTCTTCTTCCGCTTCCTTTTCTTCTTCTTCCGCAGCTTTTCTTGCTGCTTCTTCTTCCGCTTTCTTTGCTTCTTCTTCCGCAGTTTTTCTTGCTGC